GATGGATCAGTGTACTAAGAAGATGGCTCGTTATTATATGGAAAAAGAATTCGGCAAAATTGACGAAAAAACAACAGCTGACGAAATCAAAATTATCAAAGACTATAAAGAGGCATCTATTGATCCAAGTCGCTTGACAAGAACAACATATGGTGTTATAATAGACTAAGTAACAACACCACAGGACTAACATGGCACGAAACACATCTGCACTTTCCGGTAACGAACCTGACGTATCTTTGATTGACGGTACGGATATAAAGTACAATATCAACCTGATGCGGGTAATGAACTGGTATTCTGCAGAGAAGCTAAAGAGCGATGCTCGTAGATATACTAGGGACTATGTTAAGGCAAAGATGCCAAACGAACTGAAGACTTTCGACGAGATAAAAGATGTTCAGATTGTAAACACCTTTGGTTGGATTGCCCGTGTTATTATGCTAGGTGGTTCTATTTCTGATAATCATCTTGTTAAGTTTAATAATTACATTCGTAAGATTCTAGATTCGACTATCAAAACTGCAGAACCCGTAGTACAAGTTGTAACTACATCTGCTCCCCGTGTATCTATTCAAGATGCAATGAAAGAAAAGATCTCTGAGTATATCGGAGAACTAGAAGGTTGCTTGGACAAGATGGTTCAAGATAAAGAAGACTTCTCATTGTATAAGCATATGCAAGCGAATCACATTCCAAAACCGTATGTTACGGATGTTAAAGAGTGGTCTAAAAAGAATCTCAGAGAGTTTATTGCTGCGTATGAAGGTAAGGATTCTCAATTGAATGAGGGGTATTCTTTCCTGCAGAAACGTGAACTAAAAAGCATCGTTAAAACTCTTGCACAGTGTATCGAGGATTGTGATAAATATTCAGAATTCAAGAAAGCAAATCGCAAGCCGCGAGTGTCTAAACCGAAAGCACCAGGAATTCAAATTAAGTCTTTGAAGTTTAAACGTTCTGATACCGAACTTGGTCTTCAGTCTGTTTCTGCAACAGAGATCATTGGTGCTCAACAAGTATGGTTCTTCAATACAAAGACTCGTAAGTTGATAGTATATCGTTCGGAATCAGGGTTTCAGGTTAAAGGTTCAAGTATTCAGAACTACGAACCAGAACAGTCTATTCAAAAGACTTTGCGTAAACCTGCAGAACAAATTAAGGCAATGATGGCTTGCGGTAAAGTACAACTAAGAAAATTTATGGATACAATTAATGCTAAAGATCAACCAGCAAATGGTCGTATCAATGCGGAAATGATTATCCTAAAAGCTATTAAATAGAAAGACGCTAATGGCATTGTCACTATCATATTGTCAACTAATAAGAATTATTCTTGCACAAATGGGCGGAAGCCCAGTTCAACAAATTTTTAACGAAACTTCGGGCGGCGCTCAAAATATTATTAAAAGCTTAGGTATTCCCGGCGCAGCCGAATTTGGCGAGGCCGCAGCACTTGCACAATTTACACAGGAAATTGTAGCAAAGGTAAAAGCAGCCGCCAGCGAGATTAATAATGCAACCGTAATTGCACAACAGTTCTTTCATAATCCTGTAGCGCAAGGAACAGCAGCAATCAATACAACTATTCAAACTAGGATAGATTTTCTCACAGCAATTGAATCTAAAACAAGTGATGAAATTGATGAATTGGCTCTATTACAAGAATCCAAAACAAAACTAACAAGTTTCTTAACATACACTAATCAATTATCTGGACAAGCAACCGGTGGTAGTGGATTTGCAGGCGGTTGCACTCTAGCGGATTTAATGGGATCTGGATGTAGCAAATCAACAGATGTTCCTGATATAGATTTGCAAACAATTGTCGATGGATTTAATAGTGGTGCAATTATAACTGCAGCAAAAGATAAATTCGTTAAAGCAGTTGCTGATGGTACAGGATATACTGGAGCAGTTACCGCATTGCAAGATTTAAATTCGGCAGTAGTAAATTTTAATAATGTTATTGAAAACAAACTAAACGAAAAGATTATTACTGCAGCAGTTGAACAATTCATTGTTGGATTGGCTTTTGATTTATTATCAGGATGCAACAGTAAGTTAATGAATGCAATTGTTAGCCCCAGTGCTAAAGCGGCAATTACACCTTATGTAGAATACCAACAAAAAATTAGAAATGGCGAATTGCCTGCGGGTGGTGTATCTCCTGCAAATACTACAATGAATACTTAATAAAAAGGATATATTATGATTGTTGTTGATTATAGCCAAACGGCTATCTCAAATTTTATGGCTGAAATTGGAGGACGTAAAGATATTGAAGTACAGACTCCGCTTCTTCGACATATGATTTTAAATTCGATCCGAGGATACAAACAAAAATTTGGAAAAGAATATGGACAGATTGTTATTGCGTGTGACAATCGAACATACTGGCGTCGTCAAGTATTTCAATACTACAAAGCTGGTCGCAAAAAAGCTCGAGAAGATTCTGGTCTAGATTGGAAGGCAATCTTTGAATCACTTGATCTTATTCGTAATGAGATTGATGCATTCTTTCCATATAAAGTTGTTAACATCGAAGGTGCAGAGGCGGATGACGTTATTGCTATTTTGGCAGAGTGGTCTCAGACTAATGATTTGCGAGAAGGTTCTGTTTTTGACGATGATCCAAAACCATTCCTAATCATTTCAGGCGATCATGATTTCATTCAGCTGCAAAAATTTAAGAATGTGAAACAGTATTCGCCAATTCAAAAGAAATTTGTTAAACCGGATAACTCGCCAGAACAGTATTTGTTTGAGCATACTATTAAAGGCGATAAAGGTGACGGCATTCCAAATGTTCTTTCTGCGGATGATTCTATTGTTGCCGGTGAACGACAAAAGCCGGTTTCATCTAAGAAATTAGAAGCTTGGTACAAAGACCAAAGTACGTTGCCAAATGATGTCGAATTTAAAACTAGATTTGAACGAAATAAAACACTTGTTGATTTTGCATATATTCCTGAAGATCTTAAAAACGCTGTTATAAATAACTACGTAGAACAGCCCGTAAAAAACAAAAGTATGCTTTTGAATTTTTTCGTTGAACATAAAATGAAAAACATGCTAGAATTGATTGAGGAATTTTAATGAAAACAACAATACCACAAATCTTTGCTGAAGTTGAGAAAGCTCAAACTAAACAGGCAAAAGTAAATGTTTTGCGCGCATATAGTCATCCTGTACTTATAGGGATGTTGCAGATTAATTTTAACCCAGATGTTAAACTGCACTTGCCCGAAGGACATCCTCCGCATAAAAGAGATCAAACGGTACCGGAAGGATATTCTGAAACTAATTTGTTTGCAGAATTTCGTCGTATGTATATTTGGCTCGATCCAAATATTAACCTTACAAAAATGAAGAAAGAACAACTCTTTATTCAAATGCTTGAAGGTATTCATTGGACCGAAGGAGATGATTTGTGTCTTGCAAAAGATAAAAAATTACAAACAAAATACCCTTCACTAAAAGAAGACATTGTTCGAGAAGCTTTCCCTGATGCATTGCCCCCTCCTAAACCAAAGGAGAAAAAGGAACCAGTAGCAAAAAAAGAGAAAGTCTCTTTGAAAGATTGACTCGGTTCTTCAAACGAGACATATCTGAACCTGAACCGGTCGTCAGTAAATGGTTAGATCAAGGGGAAATGCCAAATGATCCAAATCATGATCCTAGACTAATGAGACATCATAAGTACAGAGCATTTGATAAGTATTGAAAATAATGCTTGACAGTTGTTCTAAAAGATGTTATAATTATATTATGGAGATCTTATTATGACTATGCACCTTATTGGACCTTGGCTTTCTACAAACGGAAAGAAAAAAGGTAAAGTTAAATTTAAAAGCGCCGAAGAGGCTAAACGTGCGCGGCAACTTGATAAAGAATGGGTTGCTATGAAAAAGAAGTGGGGCGTTGAAGCAGAAGAGAAAAAACGTAAGCAGGCAATGTCTGCAGAAGTTTTGAAATATTCTCTTGACATTCCTGCAGGGCGTAGTACTGCCCACATCAAAAGTCTTAATCAAGACAACGGAGTTGCTGTTCTAGCACCCGCAAAAAAATATACAGGAACTAAAGTATTAGGTATTGGTACGATGCATAAATCTAACGCAGTACCTATCTTTAGTGATGACGAAGCAAAAGAAATTTCATCTATGAGGCGATAATGAGTATAACAACACGCAATTGGGGATATTATAATGTATTATATGCCTACGGAAAAGAAGTTAAACTTAAAGAATTAACTATAGATCCCGGTAAATGTTTAAGTATGCAAAAACACAAAGATAGAGCAGAACATTGGTTCGTTGCTGAAGGTACTGCAACAGTTTATACTTTGGATGTTAGCACAGATGTTGAGCTATATGGAGTATTTGATAAATTTCAAAGCCTGCATATACGCAAAGAAGAGTGGCACCAACTTTGCAACGAAACTGATGCACCATTGAAAATTATTGAAATCCAGTATGGATATAATTGTATTGAAGATGATATTATAAGGAAAAATTAATTATGGCAGGTATTCCATCAAACCCAAAAGATCGTAAAGAAATCTTTGATTGTATGAAAGAAATTTCAAATAGTATGACTCGCATGGACGGCGAACGTGAGTTTATTCGTGAAGCAATTAAAGATATTTGTGAGAAGCAAGAACT